GATTATAAACATTTTTTAGATTGTTATCCAGCAACTGTATTTATTAATGCCCCACGTTGTTTAAGTCAATTCAAAGCAACAACCGAACTTGAAATACTGTATTGGATATTAGGAGAAGAAAGACCACAGTTTAAATGTGATGATTTTACAAAAACTGACCACATTCAATAAACAAAATGAAAATCTTTGTACTTGACGATATGCAAGAACGGCACGACGCTTATAGAAAAAAATTCCCTGATGCTGAAATAATATCATTATATGATGCAATAGAAGCAATCGCCCATCTTACCAAGCATTTATATGAGTACGATTTATTGTGTTTAGACCATGATTTAGGTAATCGTATATATGTTGATATTAATGATGAAAATACTGGGAGTACCGTTGCGAAGTTCTTAGCTGATAAAGAAATAAAATGCCCTATTGTTATACACAGTCTTAATATTGATGGAGCAAAAAATATGCAGTCTTATTTACCAAAAGCGCACAGAATCCCTTTCTTTTTCAACTTGTAATAATGCAATTTATTAATTATGTTTGATCCAAGAATTGATTTAAAACAAGACCATATGTTATGGGAATTAGTATTAGCTTGTGCAACGCAATATCAAGATAAACAAATCTTTGGTAATTTACATGGTTTTAGATGTGGTGGTGCACATTTAATCCTAAAAGATAATAACTTATTATTCCAGTTACCAAAAGACTGGCCTGAAGAAATGAAATTTGAGTTTAAAACACTATACATAATGCCTTATATAAAACAAATCAAAGAAGTGTTATCTTTTATTGCATACTATATAACTCAGAAAGGATTATCTCAATATGACAACATCGACTAAACCAAAAGATTGGCTAACGACTAAAGAATTACAAGAATATGTACTAACAAAGGAACGTCATTGGTCACGTACATATATACAATTTCTTGTAACAAATAAAAAACTTCCTTCCTTTAAGATTGGAAATGCTCGATTATTTACCACAAAAGAAATAGATGCTTATATTGCGACATTAACACGCAAATCACCACCATTAATGGTTAAAAAATGTTCTTGACAATATAATATTTTATGATATAATAATACTTTATGGACAATCAAGAAGTTATTCAGCATTACCTAGATTCTCTTATGACATTAAGTAAAGAGACTTTAAAAAATAAGACTTACTTTTTAAACCAATTTCATAATGATCTAAAGAAGCCGTTTGATACAATTACATCAAATGATTTACGGAAATATATTATTAATAAAAAAGAATCTGGTAAATGGATAAAAGCAAGTACTGTTTTACAATATATAACATTATTAAAAACATTTTATAAATTCCTTGTCAATGAGAATTATATAAAAGATGAAAATAATCCTACTAAAACATTAAAGGCTCCGCGTCAGCACTCTCAAGGGGAACTACGCACTATGTCCCTTGATGAAATACGAAAATTATTAAAAAGTGTTGAAAGCCCAGCAGTTGAGTTGCGTGATAAGCTTATCTTTTATTTAGCTATGACTTCTGGATTGCGTGCCTCTGAAATATGTTCAATTAAAAAAAGTAATATCGATTTAACAAAACGTTTGATTTATATCCCCAAAGAAGATGTTAAAGGGCAGTATAGAGAAAAACTAGTTCCTATTTCTAACAGAACAAAAGAAATCTTAGAACTGTATTTAATTAAATACCCCACATTCAGTGATTTTTTATTTGAAAACCGTTTTAATAAAAAGTTAGCACGTTTGGCTATATATAACGCTATGAAATTAGTAATTGATGCGGCGTTCCCCTACACAGTAGCTGAAACAAAAGAACAAGTTTCTCGTGTATGGAAAAAACCTTACGGATCACATATCGCTCGACATACTTTTGCTACCCGTTGGATTGAATCTGGTGGTGATTTACACGCGCTAAGAGCAATTATGGGCTGGAGATCGTTTAACCAATTAGATCGTTATGTCAATGTTTCACCAGAATTTATTAAAAACTCTGCATTTAAGGTAGAGCGTAAACTACTAAAGGTGTAATAATGTTAGTCAGCGAATTTTTTCAAAAAATTGATTCTTTATTACATGAACATCGTGTTTCAGGAGAAGATAATTTTAGCCGTGTCGTTATTGAATGTTTAATTGACAAAATAAATGAATTAGTCAAAGAATGGGAGACAAGTTATAAATAACTATGCGACCACAAACATTAGATGAATTCCAAGGTGAAAGTAATCGTGATGTTATTGAAAGATTGCGCATTGCGATTGCTTCAGCAAAACATAGAAATACAGTTCTACCTAATATTTTGTTCTATGGAGAACCTGGATTAGGTAAAACAACATTATCTAATATTGTTGCTAACGAAATGAACTCTAAGTGTATTGTAAGAACGGGCGGCTCAATTTCATCACAAAAAGATATTTTCGCTATACTCTATGAAATAGATGCAATACAAGAAAACAATAAAAATGCTTTATTATTTTTTGATGAAATACACAAATTATCGGTAAAAGATATGCCTGAAGAAATGTTTTATTCTATTCTAGAGGACCATATTTTTTATTCTAATTTAGCAGGGAAAGAGTTAATGCTTGATAATAAAAACATTATGATTACCGACAATGTTTTAACCACGAAAGAATCATTCTCTATAGTAGGAGCAACAACAAGCCCTGGTGCGTTAAAAAAACCTTTACGCGACAGATTTACTCTACAATGTTATTTAAAAGCTTATTCAGTTGAAGATTTAATAAAAATTATAGTATTTAATTCAACAAAAGAAAACATTGCCATTGAAGAAAACGCGATAAAAGAATTAGCGCAACGTGCACGCGGAGTACCAAGAATTGTTATTAATTTTCTAAAATCTTGCCGCGATAGATCAATTTTTAAAAATGAACAAGCTATTACCCTACCAACTGTATTAGAAGAAATGAAATTGCAGTGCATCGAAGAGGATGGCTTAACGCAGCTGGATTTAAAGGTCCTATCTACTTTGGCACAACAGAAAAAAGGAATGGGATTACGCACATTAGCAGGTACATGCAGTCTTGATGTTACGACATTAGAAGAAATGGTATTACCTTTTTTGTCCGCTCGGTCTTATGTCATTACTACAAGTAAGCGTTTCATTACCGACTTAGGGCAACAAAGGTTAAATAAGTATTTATCAAAATAAGGATAAAATGAATAAAAAAGGATTTTTCGCCTTAACAATAGTATTAATTGTCTTTATAATTGGTATTTTATTTTTAATATTTAAAAAATAAAATCATATGGCAACATTACGTATTATACAAGAACAACAACTGTTGTTATCTTGTTCATATCAAGAGCGTGATATTGCAAAAAAAATATCGCATGCTACTTGGGACGCCCAGAGTAAAGTATGGACCTACCCTTATTCGGTAGAACGTCTTGAACTTTGTAAACAATATTTCCCTTCATTACAAATAGAACTCGTTAAAGAACAAACCAAGCAAGAATATACTGCTATTGAGCAAGAATTAATTGTTTTAAAAAATACAGTATCGTGTAATATTGACTTTCCTATTATTAAAACAGAATTACGTAACCATCAAAAATTAGGTATACAATATTTATTATCTTTAAATTGTGCAATGCTTGCCGACCAAATGGGAGCAGGAAAGTCATTACAGGCTCTAACTGTTTCTTTAATACGTAAAGCACGAGGAGAAATACAAAAAACTTTAATTATTTGTCCTGCAACGGCAAAATATGCCGTTTGGGACAGAGAAATTAAAAAGTTTACCGATGAAAAATGTATTGTTGTTGATGGTATAAAGAAAAAAAGAGAAATAGCGTATCACACATTTTTAGAATGTCTTGATTATCATTATTTAATTGTAAATTATGAGAGTTTAATATCGGATATAAATTACTTAAAATCTTTACCAAAACAATCCTTAATCATAGCAGATGAATCAGTGTATATTAAAAATAGAACAGCACAACGTACAAAAGCGGTAAAAAAATTAAATAGTATATATAAAATAGCTATTACTGGTTACCCAATTGCTAATAAAATAATTGATATACACGCACAGTTTGATTGGTTAATACCAGGGTTGTTGGGGTCGTTTTGGTCGTTTCAAGATACCTATATAGATTATCTAGAACTTAAAAAACATCATACACAAGAAACAAAAACAACTGGTAAAAATTGTAAATGTAAAATTTGTGGTAAATGGTCACCACTACAAAAGTATAACTTCGCTTATACTTGTCATTGTTTACAACCAGAATGGGAACAACCTGGGTTTAAAAAAATATTAGGTTATAAAAATCTTGATGTTCTAAAGAAAAAATTAGAGCCGTATTATATACGCAGATTAAAAAAAGATGTATTAAAAGATCTTCCCGAAAAAATATATGAACAGCGAGATATTTCCCTTTCGGGTGAATTGCTTAAGGCCTATAATACAATGAAAGAAGAAATGCGTTTAACCATTACGCAAATGAGCGAAGAAGAAGTAACTGCGAAAGCTAATGGTATTATGGTACAATTAATACGCTTATCCCAATTAACTTGTGGTTTCATCGCAGATAAAAATTTAGATACACCTTATTTTTATAAAGAAAACCCGAAACTTCATATCCTAGACGATATTGTTGATGAAGTCCTAAGTGACGGGAATAAGATAGTAATTTGGACCAGGTTTAGACCATTTATGGCATATTTATATAAACATTATACTGAAGGATATAAGTATGATAACGAATTTAAGCAATATAAGTGTGCTTATTTGTGGGGAAAAATGTCCCCAAAATTAAAAGATGATAATATTGAAATGTTTCAAACTGATCCTAATTGTAAAATCTTTATTGGTACAGTACAAGCTGGAGGCATGAGCGTCACGCTTCATGCTGCTACAGTAGAAGTTTTTACTGATTTAAGCTTTCTCTCTCCTTCTACAATAGAACAAGCTGCCGACAGATTGCACCGATTGGGGCAAAAAAATACTGTTGTTATTATTGACACAATTGCGAGAAAAACAGTTGATGAACATTGGATAGAAATTCTCCATAATAAACAAAAAGTGTCTAATATGATATTTGATGATGATGGTATTGTAAGAATTAATGAAAAAAAAGATTTTCTAAAATTATTAGAGAAGATTTTTATGAAAAA